TAGCTTCAAACTCTTTTTCTGCTTTTTTAATTTCCATCAACTGTTCAGGTGTAGCAGTTGCAATTGCTTTTTCTAATGATGCAGGGTTGTTATCTACCCCTAAAATTTTTGATATGACATCTCCTGCCATGCCACCCAATGGCCCACCTAATGCGGTACCCAACGTTGGAGCTACGCTTCCTATTATATTACCCAGTAATTTCTTCATATTTTCCAAGCTTTAACAGCTCCTCCTTGTTTGCTAAATGTTGTGCTTCTATATCATCTTTGCTTTGACCTGTATATGCAACAGCAAGATAATTATCAATAAGAGCTTGGTTTAAATCTACGTCATCTGCGACAATAACCCCTAGAACCCTACCGAACTTCCCTTTCTTGTCTAGTTTTGTTTGTATTTTTAGATCATCAGCATGCAGGATAGCATCTGATAAAAACTTACCAGCTAGTTTACCTCTAGCTTTTTCGTCTAAATCACGTGTTCGTGATTCTGGTGTGTCGATTCCATATAACCTGACACGAGACTTATATGATATATCAAAACCTAAATCTATTATAGCGTCGACAGTGTCTCCATCTACTACTCTAGTTACTTCGCACTTATATTCGTACATTATTTACCAACTGCTTTTTGAGCTTTCTTATGAGCAGCAGTAAAAGTACTACCTTTCATCATAAGATTCTTCATATATCTCATATGTTTAGCAGAATGGTGTTTTGAATGTCGCTTCATAGTAGCCTCCTGCCTTTTAGTCAAAGCTTTTTTCTTTGTAGGTTTTTTCTTTGTTTTTCTTTTATACGCCATAGTTTATTCTATCAATCTCCTGTTATGGTATCAACTTCTGCTGGACCGTAAATTTTCCAAGTAAATATAGCATCTAAACGTGTTTCGTTTTCTATATCTTTATACCATTGTATAACTTGGGCATTTGTTAAATCTTTTATTAAGATAAAATCAGAAGGTATTCCGTTATCTTTTATAGAAAAAGGACTAAATACTTTAGAAAAATTTTCAGTAAGTGTTTTAGAACTGTCTGCTTTATCTGTAGCTGTAACTGCAACAGTTATCTCCGTAACTATAGCTGTGTCGTCATGTTCACTAAGTGGAGTTGTATGCACACCAACATAAGCATAACTGTAATTAAAATTATGTATTGCCACTATGCCTCCGAGAACCTATAAAACGCAAACTGTACAGATGAAAGAAATCTGTTACTTCCATCTCCTTGCGCTAGTATATATAAAGCCATAGTAGAACTAGTGCTACTTGTTTTTCTTACAGATACGTCTAACTGCACCATATGATTTGTGCTATCAAATCTATCAATAGCTGACCAAAACTGTGATTGTCCCGAATGGTATTGAGCAGATCCACTATCTGCAATAGGTACATCCATACTAGAGTTATTTGAATATGCAAAATCACTCCTTAAATCAAAACTAGAACCAGACCCATAACTACCATCTCCTATAACTATACTAAGTGTTTTAACTTGTCCATTGCTACCAAAAACACGAACGTAACCACTGTATATACCAGTCGCTGTGCCAATATCAGCTACGTGCACTAAACGCATAGTGTTGTTAGCCCAAGGTCCTACACTAGATACAGTGCCTCTAGCTATGGGTAAAACTAAATTTGTTACGTTAATTTTATCAGCAGTAATAGTATTAGAATCAATTCTATCCGCAGATAAAAAACCTGCATTTATTTTAGTTGCGTTTAAATCATTTATCTTTGCGTTAGTGATTTGTGCATCACCTACGAGCGCAGTTGTAATATTTGCCGTCGCAATCTTAGCCGTTGTGATTTGAGCGTCTCCAATCTTAGCCGTTGTAATAGCCGCGTCCGAAATTTTAGCACTTTGAATAGTTGCATCAGCAATACGTGCATTTGTTATAGCTCCGTCTTGAATACGTGCACTGTCTATAAATACTGAACCCCCACTAACTATAAAAGGTGCTACGTTAGTACTACCACTAAATATAGCAAACTTATCTGCTTGAAACTGCACAAAAGATTGTGCTCCTGAGCCATCACTAGCATTAGAGCCAATCACCATTCCAGCTACTGATTTACTACTGTTAGATTCCGTGGCTACTTGCAATACAAACATTGCGTTAAGATCACCTGTATGACTAGCTGTAGTGGTATTTAATGTATTAATCGAACTAGTATTGCCATTAACAGTAGAGGTCAAACTAGTTACAGAAGATGCAGTAGCATTTTGTGCACTAGTTACTGTAGCAATGTCAGACTGAGCAGTAGCCATAGCCGCAGTTAAAGTGCTACCTGTAAAACTAGTACTACCAAAAAGATTAACTAATGTTGCATCACGTCCTGCCACCCAAGCATTATTAGAAGCATTTCGTGTATATATTTGACCGTCATCAGTATCAAACCAAATATCAAAAGCCCCTATAGATGAACCGTCTGCTCTGGTACTTGGTGCACTAGAAGATTTTATTACGTTAGCAGCTGCTGCTGTTGTAGTTATTAAATTAAATCCAGGTAAGTTAGATAAACTTTCTGATAGCTGTTGCATAACAGCTCCTATATTTTCTATAGTATCTGCTTTTGTACCGTTAGTTTGATTAAAAGGCCCCCTTACATTACTGGTGCTTACAAACCTAACCCAATAAAAATATGTCTGATCATAGCCAACGGGGTCTGTAATAATAAAAGAAGCAGTAGTTGTTATAAGAGTTGCAGTTCCTACCTCATCATCTCTTGAACGCCACACCTCTGTAAAAGCATGGTTACTATATTGAGCGGGGTTCCAAGTAACTATTATTTCTGTAAAAGCACCAGAAGCCTCTAGGCCTGTAGGAGCAGGAGGAATAGTTAAATCGCCTTTTTGATCATCGTTGGGTATAAAATCAATAAGACCATTTGGGTCAAACGGTCTCTCACTTAGACGTTTTGCTAAACCACTTTCTACAAGTTCTCTAAGAGTAACAGCTCTATCTAAAGGGTCGCCACGTCTACCTAATCTAATCTCTTGAGCTTCTCTCATGGACTCAAGAGTATCTCTTAATTCTCTATCTATTTTTGGTGGGATGTTTTTTAAGGCAGGAACTTTAGTAGACATTAGATTGCCCTTAATTCAGCCATTGAATCTCCTACGCAAATTTCATTAACGATGGTAGCTCCTTCTACTTCTACTGCGTATGTTTTATGAACGCTGGCCGGTAAACGTACAACAGGTTCTGATATAGCCGTTGAACTAAAACTAGGCGTAGTGCCTGTTACAGTAAAAGCATTACCAGAAGAAGCTATAACAGCATTATATATAACACTGCCATCTCCGTATACTTTTACTCTAACTGGGTAGGTTTCTGCATCTACTTTTGCAAAACCCATACTCGTAGGTTTAGGCATAACATATTCTTTAGATTTCCAATTAAAAGTTAAATTAGTATTGCTACCTTGAAACTTTTTAATCGTGTTACTTATAATTAAATATAATTGACTGTCGTCCGGATCTGTGTGGCCACCACGTATCAAACCACTAGCATCTAAATCTACAAAACTTGTACCATCAGATACCCTTGGGTCAAATATAAAACCGCCATACCCACTACCTGTAGAATAAAAACCTACATATCTTTGTTCCCACATAAAACCTGTAATAGTAGCGGGGTAATAAATAGATTGCCATTGACTAGGAGTTATTATACCTTCTGTAAGGTTTCGTACAGTTGTTCCTTCAGCTGCGATCAAACCGTCCGGACTAGCATATATAACATAAGGACCCATATCTACCATAGACCGTTTGTTTAAATTAGCTTGTGAACTTTCTATACGTATTGCAGTCATAGTGTCAGGGCCTGAACCTGTAATTAAGTAAGGCACACCTTTTGTAGTAACTAACACACCATTCGATACTACTTTTATGGCTACTATTTCTTCTTCAATAGCTATTCTATAAGAAGCGGGCCAAGCATGTGGTAAAAAAGCCTCACTAAAACATACACGTTTACCAGTAAAACCTGCAAACACACCTCCCGGTAGAGCACATAACCCTTTCATAGGCCCATCAGGATACAAAGTTGTATCGTCGTCTGGTGGTGCAATCCATGTAGTAGAGGGTATTACTTCTGCTAGTTCGTTATTATTTGACGTATCTGCATATGTAGTTGTAGCGAGCGTTACCTCTGCAACAAACTGAAATGCGGTTGTATTTGAACCGGTGTTAGATCTATATATACGTTTTTTAGATAAGTTAGTATTTGATTTTGCACTACTAGTTTCTAGGTTACTTAAGTTTACGGTTTGATTATCGTCTGTTGTCACCACAGTAGAAGCAGGAGAAGGTGGCCCTTCTTCACCATAAGCAGTTACAAAGGTATAAACATAAGATGTTTCAAAATCTATATTGGCGTCTGACGGTCCGCCAAAAGCAGCACCATTTGTTACAGAGCTTGATGTGCCGCTGCCTGTAGCAGAACCGCTGGTTTCTACAGTAAGAGTTGTGGTAGACGGAGTAGATACTATTTTAAAATCGCCATTTATTTCATCGGCAGTAAGACCATTAGTATCACTAAAACCTGCAAGCGTAACAAACTGATTTGCGGCAGTATTATGCGCACTAGCAGTAGTTACAGTTATAGTACCAGAACTTTGTGTTGTAGTTATGGTTGCGTTTATTTGAGTCGGAGCAGCCACGGCTACAGTTGGGGCGGCCGTTGGAGCTGGTACACCTAATCTATAAAAAGCATCTGGGTATGGTGCACTACCTAAAATAATGTCACTTCTACCCATCCTAGGAAAAGATTGACCAGACCAGTAGATCGTGTCATTAGTGTCCCCGGCAATCGGTCCACGTACGACGTCTACATCTTCATCAAACTGCAACCAACGTTCTGGACTGTCAGTATATTTAAATATGGTTTGCTTAGTTGTATTAGCTAGAGTTGAAACACCGCTAGAAGGGTTGGTAGTAGAATTATCTGTTATAGGAACTAAACGTCCGCTCTCTAAGTTTACATCCGTTGCAGTTTGGGCAAGAGTATCTGCTAATAGTCTAGGAGATATTCTTGGCGCTTTGCCTCCGAATGTATTAAGTTTAAAATATGCCATATTTTCATTTTCCAGTGTTAAGAACTGATTTTTGTAGTTCTACGCTCCTTCTGCCTACTTGTTTGTACCACCTACTATCTTCCATTTCAGCAGCCATTTTGTCCCAATCATGGGCCCTACAAGCTCCTAACATATTTTTAAACTTAGAAAGCCTCGTGCCACCTAAATTAAAACACATGTTAACAAGCACGTGTTGTATGTTTTCAGGTAAATTATAAAAACCTTCATCTGTACCAAACACATGTATTGCTTCTGCAAGATGTTTATTAAAATCATCTTCGTAATACATGTCTACTACTTCTTGTGACACTTTTGTACCAACTTCCCAATCATACTCAGGATCTTCTGGTTTACAAAGATGGCCTATACCTAGCGTTTTAAAACCTAAACTATCTTCATAGATTTCTAAAACTTCACCCTCATGGCGTTTTATTTCAGCTTTACATTTTTCAATGTCCATACCTACTCCTTTTTTTCTGTTTCTATTTTAACCTTAGGTTTTATTTTATCTTCTTTTAAAATAGTTTTTAACTCCCCGTTAAGCGCAGCTATGCTTGCTTGCGTTAACTTAACATCCATTGCTAAGTTATTAAGGTTTTGTTGACCTTTGAATAAAACATTAAAGGCTTCTATTGCTCTAGGCGTTAGATCCTGTATGTCATATTCGTTATCATCAAAAGTAACAGTTTTTATTTCGTTATTATTTTCCATATAAATACTCCTTATTAAGTTATGGTTTGTTTAGTATATCCTTAAGAAAAAAGCCTGTCCACGCCGCTCATACCTATAATAAGTATGTAAAGGCCCATAATATATTTAGTATACTTTGAGTCCATAGCGTCAAACTTAGCGTCTCCTTTATCTAGACGTTTCTCTATGTTGTCAACTTGTGCTTCTACTTTTGCTAATGATTCTTTAGTTGTTGCCATGTTATCCTTTTGGTATATCTGATTTAACTTTTGCTATTGCATCTTTCCAAGTAGTTGTTCCATTCACTGAATCCCAATATTGCATATCTAATTGTTCTTCAATACTTGGATAAGCCATTTTTCTTTTTGATGTATAAGGTGGGTTTGCCTCTGGTGTAGTTAAACCTTCTATCTCAGTCATTATATCTTGTGGTTTATCAACTTTATCACCACAAGTAATAACCTCTGAAGTACCTATTAAGTTTGTTTTTTTAGAATCACTATAGTGTTCAACTTTAAATTTTTTATGTGCTACGCTATTTTCTGTGTAACTTTCTATTTCTGTAAAATTATAATGTGCCATATAAACTCCTATTGTGCATTTCTAGTTCTAAAAGCACATACTCTAAAACTTGCAGATGCCCCTCTGTTGCTTACAAGTTTTACGGCAAGCCCACTTATATAAAGCCCATATTTACCTGAAGCAGGTGAAGAAGTTAAACTAAAATTTGAACCTGTTTGATGAACTAAACTAATTGTGCCCCCACCAGTAATAAACATAGCAACTTCTCCAGTGCTAGTAAAATCATTTAAAATAAATACGCCTGAAAAATTATTATTATTACCAAATAAACCTACTGTAGCACCGTTTGCTAAAGCAAATGCGTTAGCTGAACCTGAATCACCTGTAACGTCAACATGACCTGCATATATTGCTGTTGCGACTGCATTATGAAAAGCTATATCACCAGCACCATCTGATACTATTGCTTTACCATCTGATTCAGTTCTTACATCTAGACCTTGATGGTTACCATTAAAACCACCTAAGATTACATTTTGTGAGCCTGTTGTTATGTTTTCACCAGCAGCTTTACCAACTGCAACATTTGCTGAACCTGTTGTTAATGCAGTTAATGCTTGTACACCTAAAGCTGTATTTGAACTACCTGTAGTGATTGCATCTCCAGCAAGTGAGCCTAAAGCTGTATTTGTAGTACCTGTGGTGTTTGAGAATAATGCATAATAGCCTATACCTGTATTATGATCTGCCGTAGTATTGGCTGAAAGTGCATAAGCACCCACACCTGTATTGTTACTTCCTGTTGTATTAGCGTCTAAAACACCCATACCAAAAGCATGATTATAATTTCCTGTAGTATTTGCGTATAAAGCATCATCCCCTACAGCTACAAACTGCACTCCCTCAGTGTTAGACCTAGCAGCATTATTACCTACCGCAACAAAGTTAGCACCAGTAGTGTTACTTAAAGCAGCTGAAGTACCTACAGCTACTACTGCACTTGCGTCACTTGCTTCAAAAGCACTAGCACCTATAGCAACAACTCCTGTTCCAGTAGTAAGAGCTTTAGCT